TTAATAGTGTATTTAACTTCTATGTTCCCCTACTAGGGTGTACATTTCAGTCAACCTAAGAAGTGGGGTCAGGCTTCTTAGTAAACACAATTATTTCCTATGAAGAATATTATACACTATGTTTGTCTATTTGTCAAGTCTTTTCTTATTTATTTTTACTTTTATTTAACTTTAGAGTCTAAACTCTAACTTTAACATTCCTCTGACGCTCCGCTGAAGTTCCCCGTTCCTAGGGTGTCTAGGTTGTCCTTTAAAGTTCAACTTTTCCTTTGTAGATCAATTAGTTATCTTTTATAACTAGTTAGGTCTATTTTACCTTTTTTGTGTACTTTAGAGGCTCCCGCAAAAGTAACTCACAAGCCTCTACCCCTCCCCCCATCACTTTGAAGTAAGCACTCACTTACAAGGCACGCTAATGACCAGCGAGTCAGTAACTATGTTAGTAAGTACTCACTAGCAACTACATAGTCTAAATGAGAATGATTCCTATTTAGATTTAGCAGTGTGGGGGACTGTGTAGCACCTACTGAGGGGAACTACAAAGGTACTCCCAAGAGTATGCACCATACTGCCTAGGGTATATTTAGGGGTTAACGCTAACTATAAAGTTATCCACAAGATAATCACAGGTTATTCAATGTCTGTGGATAAGATACTCCTAAGGGTATACAGTTATGCACAGGTTAAGTCTTATATAAGAGTTACATTTGTGGATAAGTATTAAAGCTGGTGTGGATAACATTTTCTAAGGGGTAAGGTACTACTTGACCCTTCAGAGCCTCTGAGAGTCTCTAATCGCTTCATACAGTATAAGTACTGTATACAGTGTAAAGATTTGTAAAGACAATACAAAGTCAGTGTTTGTAAGGTTCGTGTAAGTTTCGGCTGGATAATAGAGGACAAGACAGAGCAATAGTGCACTGTTAACTTAAGGAGAATCTAGATGTATAAGACAATCATTACAGTGTTATCAGCAACAGGCAACACGCCCATAACACACAGAGAGGGTGCATACTGTGATCTATTAGCAAAGGTAGAAATAGAGTGCAAAGATCCTGCTGAGGCACTTGCAAAGACTTTAGAGATCAAGAAACAAACACCTCATGCTTACCAGTGCCACTTCTATATGCCTGACTATCCTAACCAAAACACACGCTCACAGTTCTGTCACTATGGTTAAATTATAAGAGTATACCCTGAAGCCTCTACTGGGGGCTTTGGAGTAAACTTTTATCAACCACCAACTAGGAGCTTAAATCATGAAACAATATCACACTATCAGCGCAGAGGTTTTCAAGGGCTTATCAGCAGTCAACACTTGGACACTTCAGGAATTGAGAGATTGCCTCGAGAAAACAACACAGGCATTGTCAGATACTAGTGATCTATCTTACAGTTGGTCATTGTTGGTACAACAACAGGATAAGCTTCAACGACTCATTAATGAAATTGAAACAGCGGAGTAATATCATGAAATATCAGTCAATGTTCAATATTTGGGATATCCCTGCAGATCTTTGTAAGCACATCCAAGCGGGTCAAATGGTCTATGCAGGTGATAAGACTAACAAGGGTAGATTTTTAGGTGTACGCAAGTCAGGATCCATTGTAGTGGCTTGGCAAGGTAACGTACAAAGCCACGCTGACAAGCTGGGCTATATTAAGTCATTGCGTAACTATGCAAAAGGAGTATAAACCATGTCTAAAGAATTATTCTATGATCTACTGAGCGCAGTACTTATCGGCCTACTATTGGCCTGTGGTGCACTGGCCTATTTTGACGTATTAGTCGCTTAAGTGACAGCCTATTGTGTAGCAGTGTGACAGACTGCTATGCACTGCACTGTCGCAGTAACTCAAGGCTACGGCCTACCTTTAAAGGAAACACGATCATGGCAACTATTGAACAAACTGCAAAAGCTTTCATTAACAACAAAGCGGCTCACTGTCACAATGCACACACTGATGGACAACGCTACACCTTACACCGTACAGTTATTGTCTACTGGAACGAGCAAGGCCAGTTAGTGACTGATTGGGGAGGCTATTACACACGAACGACAGCTTCACACATGAACGCAGTTTTGAAGGCTTACGGTAGCTCTAGGCGTGTCTCATACGCTAAGGCACGCGATACCAATGAAGGCAAGGTTACGCACCTGTCATTGTCCTAAGCTGTACTATATAGGGAAACAGTAAAATGACTTATTATGACCATGAATTTAAAAAGTTAGGCGATAAGGATCAGGTTGACCTAAAGCTCCAAAGTTTTAACGGGGACACTAGGTGGATGACTGTATCGGCTGATAAGGTCAAGGCTATTTTAGCAATTCTTAACATTGATGAAGAGGATATAAACAAATGATCAAGCACTTTAACATTGAAGTAAACAAGCACAAGCTAGAACTGATTGTCGACCTAGAAAGGGATCATTGGTATGTTTTATTTCCTAAATATGGGCAATATGCAAGCGGAGACATTGGACACGGTAGTTTTGAGCGTAACCATAATTTTCTAATGATTGGTAAACGTGAATATTCGCTTGTCTTCGATTGTGACGATAAACGTAGACATTGGGAGGGATGGTCATTCTTTGACGAGGAAAAGCAAGATTATCTGCCCGATACTGGAAGATTAGACGGTGAGCCAGTGTGGAAGGTCTACAATGATAAGGGTAAACTTGTAAGTACTCTATTTTCTGAGGATCAAGCAGAATTCGAAGTACTATTTCAAAAGCAACAAGGCAAAACTGTAACATTCAAAAAGGTTAAGCAGTAACATGTACAAAATAGTCTCAATATCATCCGGCATTGTAGTGGCAACATTTAACAGTCTTAAATTCGCTCAAGAGTGGATGCAAGACAATAACAACCTTGACGGGGAACCTTCAAACCTTTATAAACTTGTCATAACTAGGAAACAAGCATGAGCAACACTGTAACTTTTAACTTTGACACACTATTGGCTGATAGTAGGGCTTTGGTATCGGTGTCCTGCGAAGTGGATCAAGACGGGGACATCGCAGAATTCAATCATGTACTTTTTGAGGGCTTTAACGTACATGACATTTTGTCTGACAATCAATGGACAGAACTTGAATGGGACGCTAAAAAGGCCTATGACTTAGAGTATTCTGAACAAGAGACCATTGACTACGATCACAAACACACTTTAGAAGCCGTTTATGGCCTCTCTAAGCCTTCATTTAACATTAGGTAAGGGGTAGGGTGCTATGTTATCAGAAATTGACTTAAAAGACTGGATTGAACAATCTTCAATTCCATTGTATGACGTACCCAAAGAGACACCAGTCAAGACACATGCAGGGATGTTATGGTTCAAGCACATTGACGGGATGTACAGTCTCTGCTACGATGACTCAGGCAAGGCCGTACACTTAGCGGCATGGTCAACTGTTAACCCTTACAAACGGAGAAAATGACATGATTATGAATGAATACTGTTATCAGGTAAGCCCAACTAGGACAATTTGGGTGTATGCCTCAAGTGAGGAAGCTGCTCAGGATAAGGTCTACGAAGAGCTAGGTTATGACCCTGATGACATGGAATTGGTTGAAGTACTGGAGGATGTATGAAGTGCTTATGTTGTGACAAGCTACTGACAGACTTTGAAGCTACCCGTAAACATGCAGTTACAGGGGTGTTTATAGACCTATGTCGGCAGTGCTTTAAGACTGTACAAATGGATGCTAACCTACCTACGAAGGATCGTAGAGACCTAATCTCAGAGGATGACATTGACGATAGTGTAGAGGATGAAGATGATGATAACAGTCACATTGGTGACAACATTGACAGGGAGGGCTATTGACAATCTGTACAAAGTATGCTACCCTCACTTTAAAGTAACTACAAAGGAACTAAGACGTTCCATAGAAGTTACATAGAAGTTAAATACACTATTAAAGTATTATTTAAGTATATTACTTATAAAGTAACTTTAAAGTAGGCAATAAACCCATTGAAAGGATAATTTTATGTCTATTGAACTGATGATTGATAATGATGATGTCGATATGGATGTCGTACAGTATGAGTGTTGGTATTGGTCTGTCATTGACAGTATGGCTGATCTGATAATGAACAATGGTCGTGATAGAGTGATGGCTGATGTAGCTGAAACTGTACTTAAACGCTTAGGTGAAAGTTATGTCTCACCCGTTGATGTTCCACTGGAAGATCCACTGTTATGATGATGGCTATGTTTGTAGCTGTCGTAACTTTAATTAAACTGATTGTGAGTAAATAAATGACCATTGATCCAGATAAGCCTTGGCCTTTTCCGTCTGTACCCTTGGGAGGTGATAGCACCTTGAAAGCTTTAGCTGAGACTTTATCAATGCTAGAGGATTTCACAGCTTTTCAGCTCAGGGGCGACATCTACTATGGATACCAAGATAAAACAGCTCTGAAGACCATTGAAGGCCTAAGGGAGGCATTAAAGGATGAAACTTAACCTCGTACGTAAACCTAAGCCTGAATCTAAGTTCCTCCGACATGTTCCATGTGAGCACTGCGGGAGTTCAGATGCAGGTGCTGAATATGACGATGGACACTTCTACTGTTTTAATTGTCATCACACTGAGCATGAGACAGATGCTTGTAATTTATCGGTCATGCAACAGGCTGTAGCGCCTAGGAAGACACAGATGCTAGACATCAAAGGAACTGTTAAAGCGATACCTGATAGGGGTATTACATTACAAACATGTGAGAAATACGGAGTAACTCAAGACAATGGACAACACTATTATCCTTACACTGACGATGCCGGAGGGGTTGTCGCAGCAAAAGTTAGAAGAGTGGCAGATAAGAACTTCTCAATACTTGGCACATTCAAAGATGCTAGGTTGTTCGGTCAGCAGTTGTTTCACTCAGGCGGCAAAGCAGTCACCATTACTGAGGGAGAACTTGACGCACTAGCAGCTTTTCAGATGAATGGCAGTCTCTACCCTGTAGTATCAGTCAGGAACGGTGCTCAGGCCGCTTTAAAGGACTGCAAGGCTCAGTATGAGTGGCTTAATAGCTTCGATAGCATTGTGATCTGCTTTGACGGTGATGAGCCGGGTAAGAAGGCTTCTAAAGAGGTAGCTGAACTGTTCGGACAGAAGGCTAAGATCGTTAAGCACCTGAGTGGCTTTAAAGATGCTTGTGACTACCTTATTGCAGGGGCTACTAAAGAGTTCGTCAATGAGTGGTGGAGAGCTGAGGTTTACATTCCAGATGGGATTATCAATGCGGCCTCTCTGTGGGAGGAAGTGATTAAACCTGAGGCTAAGGCTGAGGCTATGTATCCTTGGAAGGGCTTGAATAAGCTTCTCTACGGTATCCGGCCTTCGGAGCTAATCACGGTTACTGCCGGAAGCGGTCTAGGTAAGAGTCAATTCTTACGTGAGATATTGTTCAACATTCTGAACACTACGAAGTGGAACATTGGAGGGTTATTCCTCGAAGAATCCACTCGAAAGACAGCTAGAAGCATTATGTCGCTACATGCGAACAAGCTTCTACATTTGCCCGATACACCAACTAATGAACAGGAACTTAAAGATGCCTTTGATAACACTCTTGGATCTAATCGCATTTATCTTTTCGATCATTTCGGTAGTTCTGATGTGGATAACATTACTAACCGAATTCGATACATGGCAAAAGCGTGTGACTGTCGTGTGGTTTTTCTCGACCATATCTCTATCGTGGTTAGTGGGCAGGATCTTGGTGACGAGCGTAAAGCCATTGATAACATGATGACGAAGCTCAGGACACTGGTTCAAGAGTTGGAGATCACTCTGATCTGTGTCAGCCACCTTCGTAGGCCTTCAGGCAATGCAGGTCATGAGGATGGACAGGCTGTATCTTTGTCGCAGCTCAGAGGATCAGGCGCTATTGCTCAGCTGAGTGATGCTGTGATTACCTTGGAGCGTAACAGTATGGCTCAGGATGACAATGAGAGACACCAAACTAAGGTATCTGTCGCTAAGAATCGTTACAATGGTTATACAGGGCCAGCATGTACTTTGAAGTACGACATGGATACTGGACGTATGATGGAGATGCAGGAGGAAACATTATGAGTAAATCAGATGGAGGCAAAGGCAGCTCACCACGGCCTTACAGTGTGACTCAGCAGGAGTACGATGCTAGGTGGGACTTAATCTTCAGTCGTGATAACGACGTTGGACGGGACAAGGGTGATAAAGAACGTGATGTAGCCTTTGACAAACAGATGGATAACATTGAAGAGGAGCAGGACAAATGAGTGCATGGTTAATCGCTATCGTTGGAGTTGTCTATGCTGTAGTGGCTGCTGACCTACTCTTCAAAGGGAATACAGGTCTGGGTATAGCCTTTGTAGGTTATGCACTGGGGAATGTTGGACTTTACTTGGAGGCTGCAAAACCATGATACATACAGATGAAGACGATGAGTTTGCAAGGATTGAACATGAGAACAAAATGAAGTCAGGACAGCCCTACTATTTTGATACTTATGTCTCACCATCACAGCGTAACTTTGTACTTGAAGAGGTAGCTAAGGAGTTCGACAATCTACGAATTGCCTTTGGCACTACAGCTGAATCATTCGCAACATTTGTAAGGGATATGAAGAAATGACACCCAAGTGGATTCAAAAGATGATTGATAGAGGTGTATCACCTGAGGTCATTGAAGAGAGGATTGAGAGAAGAAAGATTAAGGATCGTGAGTGGGCTGAGCTTAACAAGGAAAAGAAAGCTGCACACAAGAGAGCCTATGCAGCTCGTAAGAAGCTGAAGATGAACACAGCTAATCCTTTTAAGTTAGTCTCTAATGACAGTGTTATCAAGTGTACATACAGAGCTAACTGGAAAGAAGCTCCTGTGTACTACTGCCCTGAACTGACCTATAGAGGCAGACAACATGATTGACTTAGACAAAATAGCTGGTAGAATGCTTGACTTGGAAAGTAAGTACTATGAGTTGCAAGACAAATATCAATTACTTATCCATCACTACGAAGACTTGAAAGCTGAATATGAAGCGTATTGTTCTAGACATAGAGACAACATTAGATCACAACACGATCTGGATGGTAGTCACTAAGGATATTGATACTGGAGAAGTTAAGGTATGGAAAGCAGCCGAACCATTAAAGCAGTATCTAAAGGACGTCACCTTGATCTGCGGTCACAATCTAATCGGGTTCGATGCACCGATCCTGAATCGTATCTGGAATACGAAGATTCGCTTGAGCCAGATCTACGATACGCTTATAGCAAGTCGTCTACTAGATCCCTCAATAGAGAACGGGCACAGCTTAGACGCTTGGGGGACGAGATTAGGGAAGAATAAGATTGACTACGCAGGAGTATGGACATGGTTAATGCAAAGACGAGAGGAGTACAAAGGTGAGTGCTTTAACGTTCCTCACATGGCTCTTTTGGAGCATTATTGCATTAGGGACGTTGAGGTCACTTGTGATCTTTACAAGCATCTTACTAATGAATTCACTAAGAAGGACTTTTCAGAAGAAAGCCTTACTTTGGAACACAAGGTAGCTGCAATTATTTCAGAACAGGAACGTAATGGCTTCAAACTTGACCTACCCTTCGCAACCTGCTTACTTGCTGACATCAAAGGAAAGATGGCAGGAATATATGAGTCGATGCAACAGAGATGGCCTCCGGTGGTCACTCCAAGATTCCACAAAACCAGTGGAAAGCCTATCAAAGACTGCGTTGATACTTTCAATCCCGGAAGTAGACAACAGATTGGACAGAAGCTAATGGAGCTTGGATGGAAGCCAACTAAGTTGACCCCAACGGGACAACCTATAGTGGATGAGGACACTTTAAAGGATATTAAGTTCCCAGAGGGTCAAATTATTGCTGAATACCTGATGCTACAGAAACGTGTAGCTCAGATTGAAAGCTGGTTAGAGGCTGTAGGTAAGGACGGTAGAGTTCACGGTAAGGTGATCACGAACGGAGCTGTAACTGGTAGGATGACACACAGTAGTCCTAACATGGCACAGATTCCTAATTCAGGTAGTATCTATGGAAAAGAATGTAGAGAATGTTGGACTGTGGAAAGCAACAATGTATTGGTTGGTTGTGACGCTAGTGGCCTTGAGCTGCGTATGCTTGCACATTACATGAAAGATGAGAACTATGTTAAAACAGTCACAGAAGGTTCATCCAAGGACGGCACTGATGTACATACGCAGAATCAGAAAGCTGCGGGTCTTCAAACAAGGGATCAAGCAAAGACCTTTATTTACGCATTCCTATACGGTGCAGGGCCAGCTAAGATTGGTTCCATTGTCGGTGGTAATGCTAAGGCGGGACAGAAGCTTATTGATTCCTTCCTTGCGAACACACCTGCCCTACAGCGTCTTAGAAGTACGGTTAGTAGATATGCGGGTAAGGGCTTTGTACCGGGGCTTGATGGTCGTAAGATATGGGTCAGGTCAGAACATGCTGCCCTCAATTCGCTCCTTCAAGGGGCTGGGGCGATAGTGATGAAGAAAGCTTTAGTATTATTTTATGATAAGACTAAGGCAAATAAGTGGCCTGTGAAGCTGGTAGCCAATGTTCACGATGAATTTCAGCTTGAAGTTCCTAAGGAATATGCTACAATAGTAGGTGAGGCTGCTAAGAGAAGTATCGTTGAAGCTGGTGAATACTATAAGCTTCGTTGTCCACTTGACGGGGAGTATAAAATTGGTGCAAACTGGCGTGAAACACACTAACAAGCAGATTATCTTTGACATTGAAGGAGAACACTTCAAGGTTAAAGTAACAGGTGACATTGATCTTGAAGAGGTATACACCATACTGTTATCAGCTATGATGTACTTGGAAGAGATGGCACAAGGGATTTCAGTTCACCCTTCAAATGAACTACACTAACTGATAGGACTTTAAATGACATTGGATCTAGAACCTAACGAGATTAATTTCTTGTTTCAAGTGATTGGGGAACTTCCAACTAAGACTGGAGCTTTTGTATTGCTTCAGAAGATGGAAGCCCAGATTAAATCTCAGCAACCCGCTGAAGATGTAGTAGCAGCAGCAGAGTAAACTAAACCTTAAAGGAAAATGAAATGAGTATTGATAGCATCAAACCCGTAAAAGTCGCTGGTGAACTGTACTGGAGTAACTGGATGAAAGAGTACAACAAGAAGTTCAACGAGGCTAACGATAAGTATGAATGCACACTTGGTCAGTTGAGTGAAGCAGCTTGCAGTAAGCTTGAAGAGTTAGGTATTAAGCTTAAAGATAAAGACACAATGGGTAAGTACATTGTTGGTAAGTCTAAGTTCTTGTTTGAGCCTGTGGATGAAGAAGGTAATCCTGTGGACATCTCTAAGATTGGTAACGGTACTAAGTGTTATGCACTGGTGTCCTCATACCGCCACAAGATGTCAGCTAAGTTTGGTGCTGCACCATCAATTAAGAAGTTGGTGATTACTGAACTTAAAGTGTACTCTCCTGAAGGCTCAGAAGTAGCCGAAGAAGAGACTGATGACGTTCTCTGATAAGCCAACTGAGGCTATTGTAGATGCCGATTTCTTAGTCTATAAGGTCGGCTTCTCCAATGAGGATGAAGAGGAACGGTGGGCACTAAATCGACTTACAGAGTGGTTTACCGATATAATCTATATGCGCTTGAAGTGTGATGACTACAGAGCTTGGATTACAGGTAAGACTAACTTTAGATTCGAGGTAGCAACCACTGTTCCCTACAAAGGCAACCGTAAAGATGCTCCAAAACCTAAACATTATGAGGCTCTCAGAAAACATCTCATGAAGCTCGGTGCTAAGATGTCAGATGGTGAAGAAGCTGATGATGCTGTAGGCATAGCGTCAACCGAAGGTAACTACTGGATCGTCCATGTTGACAAGGATCTAGATCAATTACCGGGATGGCACTATAATCCTGTTAAGGATGAAGAGTATTATGTTACTGAGTTTGAAGGCTTGTACAGTTTTTATAAACAGATACTGACAGGCGACAGAGTTGATAACATCGAAGGAATACGAGGTATTGGCCCTGTAAAGGCTGATAAGATCTTAAAAGACTGTACAACCGAAGAGGAACTATATGCAGCTTGTCTCAAAGCTTATGATGGAAACACTGACAGGGTACTGGAGAACGGGAAACTATTGTGGTTAAGAAGAAAACCAAAGCAGATGTGGCAACCACCTTCAGTCTCGCAGGAGCTGTCTGGACAGTAGAGTTTGTTAATCACTTAGATGATATGGGTAAGTGTGATTCTGAGAAACAGACTATATCAATTCGTAGTGGAATGAACGAACAATCTACTGAGCAAACCTTTTATCATGAATTAGTCCATGCCATTATGTTCACAATGGGTAAACTGAACCACGATGAAGAGTTTACAGATGCCTTTGGAGCACTGCTGCATCAGTATCATAGGACTAAAGTGGTATGAAACCTAAGAGAAAGAAGCCACTATCAGTTAGACAAGTAGCTTTAAAGCATGGTTTTAGATCAGGCTTAGAAGACAAGATAGCTGAAAGACTAACAGCCTTAGAAGTTCCTTTTGAGTATGAGAAGCTAGTTATTGACTACACTCAACCTGCTAAGGCTAGAAAGTACACACCTGACTTTGTACTCTTAAACAATGGGATTATCATTGAGAGTAAGGGAAGGTTCATGACTGCAGATAGACAGAAGCATCTAATGATTAAGGAGCAGTATCCTAAGTTAGATATTAGATTTGTCTTTAGTAACTCTAAAGCCAAGCTGTCAAAGTTAAGTCAGACAACATACGGAGATTGGTGCACTAAGCATGGATTCAAGTATGCAGATAAAGATATTCCAATGTCGTGGTTAAACGAACAGAAAGGATCTAAGTAATATGTTTAATACTCTAATTCGAGAGCTAGAAAAGTCTAAAGAACTTCGTCATATTTGGTATGACTTTACAGATATTATAGTTGTGGAGTCTCTTAAAGAAACCTATATGAATACCTTAAACGGTGGATTCAGTGCACATCCTGAGGACATTGCTGAGAACTTGAAAGTCAATGAAGCTATTGCAGTATGTCTTAAATACTTCATGGTTCGCACCGATGCTGAAGAGTTCTTGAAGGAGGCTGAAAGTGAACGTAGAGCTGATTAAAGAACATGAGAACGGTGATGCTACGTTCCTGTTTGACTTAACTCAGGAAGAAGCTAAGGCACTTCTAAGTTACGGCATACTGGAGGCTGTTAAAGCCGGTATACGTAGTGGTGAGAAACTAACTGTTGAAGGGAAAGATCTTGAAGATATTAGTGATACCTGACTGTCAAGTTAAAGAGGGAGTACCTTTAGAGCACCTGACATGGGCTGGTAAAGCTATTGTCGATTACAAGCCTGATGTAGTTGTTAATCTAGGTGACTTTGCTGACATGCCAAGTCTTAGTAGCCACGACATCAAGGGGAGCAAGTACTTTGAAGGTCTACGCTACAAGAAAGACATTGAAGCTGCTAAGGAAGCTATGAAGCTTCTACTAGCACCTTTAAGAGAATCTCAGAAGGCTCAGAAGGAATCCAAACACAAGGTGTACAAGCCTCGTATGGTGATGACTCTAGGGAACCATGAGAATCGTATTGATAGAGCTGTTAACAATAACCCAACTCTAGAGGGTTTGATTTCAACTAAGGACTTAGACTATGAGAAAGACTGGGAAGTACATGGTTTTCTACATCCTGTGTTCATTAATGGTGTTGGCTTTAATCACTATTGGCCTGTCGGGGCAATGGGGCGACCTGCTGGTGCTGCTAGTGCTATCATTAATAAACTACACATGTCTTGCGTTGCGGGACACCAACAAGGAAAGCAAATCGCGTACGGTAAGAGAGCTGACGGAAAACCTATATGTGCTATCATTGTGGGTTCTTATTACCTACACGATGAGTCGTATATGGATCAACTTAGTAATCGTCACTGGCGTGGACTTCTAATGATGAATGAAGTACAAGACGGACACTTCGATGAGATGTTTCTAAGCATTGAATACTTGGAGAAACGATATGGCAGATAAAGAATGTAAGACATGTTTCTATAGTAACTTAGATAAAGGCATACATCCTTGTAACCACTGTTTTCAGTTTGATCGTTGGGTTCCTCGTGATCTGTACATTAGAGAAGCAGCTAAGCCTTTAAGTGAAGCTATTAAAGAGTGGGTAGATGTCAAAGAAGAGGACGATATAGTTAACAAACCTAAACACTACACTGAACATCCTTCAGGTATTGAATGTATCCAAGTTACTGAACACATGGGATTTAACTTAGGTAATGCAATCAAATATATCTGGCGTTGTGACCTGAAGAAAGATGCTATTGAAGACCTGAAGAAGGCTAAATGGTACATTGATAGAGAGATCGACAAACGTGAACGCAATAACATTTGAAGAACTGAAAGAGGCTCTCAAACGTTTAGATGAGGTCTCACTCTTGGAACTGTTAGGACTCCAGAGTGATGATCTTGTCGAAAGATTTGATGATGTAATTGAGAAAAAACAAGAATATTTAATAAAGGAACTAGACTAAATGAGTACAACTATGACACCATACCAAGAATATATTGGCAAGAGCCGCTACTCTCGCTACTTGGATGATAAAGGCCGAAGAGAACACTGGTCTGAAACTGTTACCCGTTACTTTGACTTCATGACTAAGCACTTGAAAGAAAAGCATAACTACGACATACCTGCAGATCTAAAGTCTGAGCTTACATCTGCAGTGACTAACTTAGAAGTGATGCCTTCAATGCGTAGCATCATGACAGCTGGTGACGCGCTCGAACGACAGAATGTCGCTGGATATAACTGTTCATACTTGCCTATTGACGATCCTAAAGCCTTTGATGAGGCTATGTATATTCTGTTATGCGGAACTGGTGTAGGCTTTAGTGTGGAGCAAAAGTATGTATCTAAGTTACCTGAGATCCCAACTGAGCTGTACAATAGTGGCACTGTCATTAATGTTAAGGACTCCAAAGAGGGATGGGCTAAAGCTCTACGACAAGTTATTGCCTTGTTATATGCAGGAGAAGTGCCTAAGTGGGATGTTTCGGGTGTACGTCCGGCAGGTACAAGGCTCAAGACTTTTGGTGGAAGAGCATCAGGGCCGGAGCCACTTGTTGACCTGTTCAAGTATGTGGTTGCAAAGTTTCGTGGAGCGACAGGACGGAAACTTACCTCTCTTGAAGCACATGACATTCTATGTAAAGTGGGAGAAGTCGTGGTTGTTGGCGGTGTACGAAGATCAGCTATGATCTCTCTATCAGACTTGAGTGATGATCGTATGGCTCACGCTAAAGCTGGTAACTGGTGGGACGGTAATGGTCAACGTGCCTTGGCTAACAACAGTGCAATCTACGAAGTTAAGCCTGATGTAGGTAAGTTCATGCGTGAGTGGTCAAGTATCTATGAATCTCATTCAGGTGAACGTGGTATCTTTAATCGTTATGCAAGTGAACTTCAAGCAGCTAAGAGTGGACGTAGGGAACTGGGTAAAGAGTGGGGTACAAACCCTTGCAGTGAGATTATCCTTAGACCTTATCAATTTTGTAATCTGTCTTCTGTTATTGTTCGGAGCAATGATAGTGTGGATACTCTACGGAATAAGGTGCGCTTGGCTACTATTCTGGGGACTTTTCAATCGACAATGACTCACTTCCCATACTTGCGTAAGGTGTGGCAGACAAACACTGAAGAGGAACGTTTGTTGGGTGTGTCTATGACTGGTATCTTGGATAATTCTTTGTTGAATAATCCTGATGATCCGTACTTGCCTACCATTTTAGAGGACTTTAAAGATGTTGCTATTGATACTAACGCTGAATTTGCTGACGCTATTGGCATTAATCGAAGTGCTGCCATTACTGCCATTAAGCCCGAGGGAACAGTCTCTCAGCTTACGGGTACTGCTAGTGGTATCCATCCTCAGCACAGTCAGTACTTTATTCGTCGCGTACGGTCTGATAACAAAGATCCTCTGACTGACTTCTTGAAGTCTCAAGGATTCCCTTCAGAGCCTTGTGTGATGAAGCCTGAGACAACTACTATCTTTAGCTTCCCGATGCGAGTTGAGAAAGGTGCTGTACTGCGTGAGGACTTAAATGCTATTAAGCACTTGAGACTGTGGTTATTGTTTCAGCGTCATTACTGTGAACATAAGCCATCAGTAACTATCTCAGTGAACGAAAGTGAATGGCCTGAAGTTGGGGCTTGGGTATGGAATAACTTTGATGAGATTACAGGTGTTAGCTTCTTACCGATGGACGGAGGAACATACCGACAAGCTCCTTATGAATCCATGACTGAGTTTGAGTATCACGACATGGTAGGTAAGATGCCTTTAGGTATTGACTGGGATAGCTTCATTGAGCGTACTGACAATGTTGAAGGTTCTCAGACACTTGCCTGTACAGCTAACGGATGTGAAATCTGACATGATCACAGTCTACACAAAGGATAACTGTCCAGCTTGTGTGTCTTTGAAGGCTACTCTCTCACAAGAGGGTAAGCCTTTTAAAGAGATTAACATCGGTAAAGACATTACAAGGGAAGAGTTTATGAGTAAATTTCCTACAGTACGTACAGTGCCTTATACGGTTATAGAAGGAAGTTTAAATGACGCTAGAGTTTGAAACTAAAGCTGGCTTAGTGTTTGGCTTAGAAGCTGATCAACTATTCATTTTGGACGAACAAGATAACTTAGGTGAGGAACCTGTACCTGTTATCTATCTGCATATAGGATTTATCTCCTTAGCATTTATCCTTGATTAATCGTCACAGTGTGATGGATATACGAGGATAATAACTAAAAAGCCCCTTAGGAGTGATCCTTTGGGGCTTTTCTTTTAAGCGTATGCTCTAGTACCTTGCTTGTCAATAATTAGTGCTTGCTTTCGAGGCTTAGCATCCGGTGTGTTTGGAATGCTTATGTGTGTCCATCTATCAAATTCTCTAATGATCTGATCATAAGGTAGACCTGAAGCAATAACTGTCTTAACTACTTCATCAGGGGTCAGTTGAGGTACTCTGATGTCCACAGCACAACCAATGCGATGCTGGCTACTATCTTTAGAGCCGACAGCATCATTGACTTGCTTGCATCTAAAAGCTGAGTTAACCATGATTGGTCTTCCACCCAATACAGTTTTGACTTCCTCAAGGAAGGCTGCAAGTCGCTTAAGGTTTGCAAGTTCTTGTTCATTTGGAATATTATCAAACTCTCTGTGATCTGTATGAGTTAACTCTTCAAGTGTAAAGTGTTCAGTTAGATTTGTCATTTCTTAACCCTATCTGCAATCTTCTCCATTGTACGACCACCAAAGTAGAAGCTCATAACAAGCATTCCCCATTGCCCTAGAAGTTCTACGTAGGCTCCTCTAGTTTCAAACTCAAAGATAGATGCAATAGCAAAACCTGAATAAGCTACGAGAATAAAGATTAGAGTTAATGGACGAATATTCTTAGACATCCATGAGTCACTAGCCATATCAGCTTTAACTCGTTCTGTAAGATTATTCTGTTCAGTCTCATATAGCTTAGTTTCATTAGCCATCTTAGCTAGTTCACCATCCTGAGCCATCTTAGTTAGTTCAAACTGAGCCTTAGCTTTCTGTTCAGGATCTGGTATTAACTTGTCAATGAGTTTACCACCAACATTCAGTAGTGCATCTAGTCCTATCATTTCTTTTCATCCTCTACTTGATTTAATTTAATGCCTGATAAGAAGCCGATCATGCCACCGATGAGTGTTGAGAAAGCAGGACTAATCATCTTAAAGATCTCACCATTATCAACTTCTTTAGCCCATAAACCCATGAGGAAGGCTACAACCATAGCTAAGACTGAAAAGCATAAAGTAATGCTAATCATAAATGTTACCCAGAAGGTAAGTTTTTCTCTCATTGTTATTTCCATGTTACTCCCTTACACAAAAACCTGAAATCTTTTACGATCCTCAAACATGCCTAACTCAATGGTATTCTGTCTAGCTTTTTTATCGTATAGTTCCACTTCTAATTGATGAGTCTTAAACTCAATCTTATTAGCTTCTAAAGCTTCTTTATATTCCTCTTCAACACGTTGTGCAGCCCTTTCAAATGCTGCTTGCTCAATGTTCTGCTGAGTAGGATAAACCATTGGATACCACTTATCTAAGGTAATCATTTCTTAATCTCCCTTAAAGTAGCTTTGTCGTATTCAAATATAACCTTTGCTCTTAAAGCTGCACTGTCTGATGACCCTGACCAATTATTTAAGTTATTCCATATAATATTTAAATCAGTGGTAGTACATTCATAGATTGACAGTATCTTTAAAAGTTGCTGATGTCTCTCTGTAGGATTATGAAGTGTCTGGGAGATTAGATAGAATTCTCTTGAACAGTTCGTCTGAGGAGTTTGAGCTGAGGCTAACAGCCCTAGTGTTAGTAGGGCAAGTATTAGCTTTCTCATAGTAGTTATTTCAACCGTGATATTTCACGTTGAAGGGCTTCCAAATCTCGCTGTAAACGACCTTGTTGAGCTGGATCTGCAGTAGTTGACAAAGCACCCTGCAACTTAGTAAGTTCGTTATTAAGAATCTCTCTAGACATATCTGTACGAGACTTAGGGGCTGTTGAAGTAGCTTGTGTAGCTGTCTGTTGAAACTCTGCAGGAATAACAAAACCACCCTCAGCAGGTGCTTGTGCTGGCTGTTGTTGCTCTTGAGGCTGAGGTTGTTCCATAGGAGTTCCTTCAGTAGGCATTTTAAACTCTTCAGGAACTACAAAAGAAGGTTCAGCTTCAGGTGTCGTTGAAGGAGCTACAGCAGTACCAATCTGAGCCACTGTTGGAAGAATACCTTGAGATTGATTTACCTTTGTAAGCTCCTCTAAAGTCTTACGACCTCCGGGAGACAGGGCAGCTGATTTCAGGAAGGAAGCACCTTCAGGTGTCAATAATGTCTTAAATGCAAGATCACTAGGAATAGCATTTGACTTAAATGACCTTAAAGTATCCCCTACAAGCTGAGTAGCTTTAGCACCCTGATAGCCCAAAGGAGTAGTACCAACTAAGGCAGCTGCATCTCTAGTAACTCTTCCAGCAGATTCTTCTCCAGCTCCAACTTGTAGTTTACGTGTAAAGATAAGAGCATCTTTCATACGATCACTAAAAGTAGAAGTATTCTGACCCAAAGCAGTAGCTACAGCATCCTTTTCAACTGCTGACATCTTAGTCCAGTCTTGAGCCATCTTAGCCAAGTCAATACCGGGCAGACCGTCAGGGAGAATAGACTGATACTTAGTTGTAAAATCAGACCATACACGAGAGTCTAGATTCTTTAAAGCTTCAGGCTCTGTATTCTGTACATAAGACCTAAACGTAGCACGTTGAGCTGGTGTTGTAGCTTTGTATTGTGAGTACAGATCTTCAAAGTTAATCTCAGAAAGCCTCTTGTCTTTCAACCATGCTGGAATACCTTGAGCAACTGCATCTGTATATGCTGTAGAAGCATCTGATACTTCTTTACGAGCACGAATAAGCATACCTAGAGCTGTCCTGTCTGAACCTGATGCCTGTTTAAAAGCAGCTGCAAGATCATCCTTCATGCCACCAAAGACAGCTGAACTAATAATCTTCTCATCTGACAGTGCCAAGTCTTTAATGAGACTATCACCTTGAGAGGCTTTCTTACCAAACTCAGACAAAATACCCTGAACTTCTTCAGCAGTCTTAAGAGTTGTCGGTTGAATACCGCCACCAACACCTGTAAAAGGTGTAGTAGGTGCAGTAGGTGTAGACAGTTTATCTTTAAGATTGTTCAGTACTTCTACAGCTTTCTCAGCATTGCCAGTAGTCTGCTTAGAATAACGAGCAATCAGTTTATCAATATTAGCAATAGTATTAGAAGGGTCTACAAGTTGTTTACCTTCACCGTAGCCAAAAGCTTTATTAAATGACTGATCTCCAGCTACTTTACGAGCCTCTGAAAGACCTGACAACTTATTCTGTACGGCCTGTGCTGAACCTATAGCAGCTTGTTCTTCAGTAATTCTAGATGTTGCTGGAGTTATTCCCTGCACACTGCGAGTTGAAGCTTCACGGTTAAAAGCAGCTAAAAGTTCAGCATACTTAGGATCACGCTCAAGTTTAGCAATCTGTGCAGCTACTTCAGCATTGGAGCTACCTTGACCCTTAAGCATAAGATCTCTAAATACATTTCCTTCTTCAGGAGATAACTTAGACAGAAGCTCTTTTGTCTTACGACTATCAAGCCAATTCCTTAAGCCTGTATAGCCTAGTTTACCTAGTTGAGCCAAACCATAAGCACCTACAGCAATATCAGGAGCTGCTTGTAACATAGCACCTTCCTTAGATGTTGCCTCAGGAGCCATACCTGCAAACTCCATCACACGCTCACGAAGAGGTGTAACAGGTGCTGGCTTGCCCGTCACTAACTCAGACATTGTAGGTGCACGTTTCTCATTATAGAGATTGTAACCAGCAATACCTAAGTCAGGAATACCTGTAAGAAGACCTACAGCAGCAGATGTCATTCCTGCACCCAGTTCTCCAATAGGGCCAGTAGAACGAATCTGTGCCTGTATACGGTCTATCTCTTTAGCGTATTTACTGTTGATAATAGCACGTGAGTCGTTAGGAACTTCACCACTTTTAATGGCAGCGTTCAAACGATCTTTAGCAGAATTTAGCTGTTTAACAAGTGAATCGTATGCTTCTTGTCGTGTATTTGGACGATTATCAGCCATTGTATTCCTTATTTATAGTGTCCAGTTTTCTTCATCTGTTCAATAACAGCTTCTCTAGACATGGTTGGATTAGCAGCCATAAACTTAGAAACTTTAGCTTCTAAAGCTGCATTAGATGTTTCAGTAGGAGCAGCAGGTTGTTTGCCGCCAGCTTGTGAACTCTTAATCTTGTTCTGCAAGTTAGTCCAAGTTGTTTGGAGACGCTTAAGATCTTCTTTAAATGTTGGGCTACGCTGATCTAACTTTACAATATCAGACTGAAGCAAATCAAGTTCTTTCTCAGTGACTGAACCAAAACCTGTAGCACCAGTCTTAGATGCTTGTTTCATTTGATTAATCAGATCAATAGTTTTCTGACTCTTCAATGAAGTTACAACATTGTTCAAAGCTCTGGCATCTGTAGGGAAACTCTCAGTCCATCCTGAAATCCAAGGATTAGCTGAAGGACTCTTCATAAGATCCATAGCTTGATTGATATTAATTAATCCCTCACCAAGTCGATTAATAGCCATATCTTTAGCTTCAGTAGCAGCTTGCTCTTTAGCTATAGAGGCTGGAGTAGCCATTGTAGTGACCTTACCGCCACCATAAGTACCTGTAGGAGCTGGCTGACCTTGAGCTGATGCAGGTGCTCCTTCAGTTCCACCTAAGTTAGCAGGGGCTTGTACAAGTTGTTTAAATAAGTTAGGAGCTGCTTGAGATAAATCAATAGGTTCAATACGAACAATCTCACGAGTATCAGGATCTTGGAATGTCTTAACCTTAGTCTCTTGAGCCACTAACCAACGAAGACTTGCCAATTCAGCATTAGACAAAGGTTTACCTTCAGCTAGTTTAACTTCAGCAGCTGAGATTTCTTTACGGTTACGCTCAGAAGCTGTACTTGTTTCTTTAGCTGTTAATGCTTTCGTTGTTTGTGCTTTCTTAAGCTCTGTCTCAGCAGCTGTTTTCTCCATCTCTTGAGCACGTTGCATAATCTGATAGCCAAGCTCAGGATCTGTACCTTGAACTGCTGAAGCCATTTGCTTTAGACCTTCAGGTGTGCTTGTATCATACTGTGAAGCCAACTGACGAAGCATTGTAGCTCTACGCACTGCAGGATCTTGCACATCAACACCCATTGCACCTGCTAAGCCACGACCTAAGTTACCAGTGTTCTTGTAGATGTTAAAAGACATCTGTTGTTGAGGAGACATAGCGGCAAACTGAGCAGCTCGTTGGTCTACTGCTTGCTGCTGCATTTCCTCAGGAGTACCCATGCCTCCAAATAAGCCTTGAATTGATTGTGTTGCCATTATATTTCCTTATGGTTTTACAGGCTGGAAGTAAGGATTAATTGCTGCATTGGCATTAGATGTACCGCCTGTTAGTCCTGAAATCAACTGACTGATAGGATCTGTTAGACCACCTACTACAGCGTTATTACGTTGCATCTGCAAAGCTGCTGCTTGTTGAGCTGCTTGATTCTGGATATTTGCAGCAGCGGTTGATCCTGCTGTAATAGACGATCCTAATCCCATTCCTTGAGTCAAGGCATTCTGAGCTTGGTTTTCAATATTAGAAGCACCTTGCATGTAGCTTGAGTAGGGGTTCAAAGCTTGTGTCTGCAAGCCATAACCAGCGCCTTGTAGTCCTATACCACCTGTCATCAATCCTTGACCGAACTGAGCTTGTTGCATACCAGCCTGTTGAGCTTGTCCTGCCAACTGAGCATCTTGCTGAGCCATAGCGTTATAGTATGCAGCCATCTGAGGATTAGTAGCTTGCAAGCCTTGACCACCAGCTGTGTAACCTGCAGAAGTACCACCAGTAGCTAGACCTAAACGACCTTGCTGTTGTTGCTGGTTAGTCAACTGAGCCAGTTGTTGTTCACGACCGGGAGCTAACAGTTGCTGCTGTTGACCCATGAATCTCTGAGCTGCAGCCTGAGGTGTCTCAGCGACATATTGCTGACCTAAGTTAAATAAGCCTTGACCAGCTTGAGTAATACCTGCTTGCTGAGCTTGAGCAGCCTGAGCCTGACCTAAGCCAGCACCAGCCATGCCCATCAAACCTTCACGCATTGCAGCTACATCAGGGGCTGCTTGATAGCCAGCACCAGTTACTTGACCTGTTGTAGGATCATACTGAAAACCTGACTTACCAAACCTAGTAGTGATGCCTATAGGTCTAAACTGTGCAGCTTGTGCGGCATTGTTAGCAGCATCGGTAGTAGCACTAGCAGCTTTGTTAGCTGTATAAATACTACCTGCAGTGCCCAAAAGAGGGCCAATTAAAGATGTCCAATCAGCCATATCAGTACGAGCCTCCGTCAAGTGTACCTGTAAATGTTCCTGACATTGCAATATCTGCAGCTGACAGGGTTCCTGTGAATGTGGGATTAACTTTATCAGCTTTAGAGTTCACAGCTGAAGAGATAGCACTAAACTCAGTATCAATCTCAGTGCCTTTAACAAGCTTACTAGGATTACCTGAAGCTAGTGCATCTTTGACTGCAAAGTCAGTACTTTTTGTATAATTAGACATTATCGTGTCCTTCCTGCTTTAACATAGCAATCGAGTTTCTGTAAAGATATTTCAAAGTTATTTATATCTGTTTCTATGCCAATTTGAAGAGTATTGCCTGAACCACTGGCTTGAATCTTCTTATTATCGTAAACAACACCTGCTGTGTATTGTCCAATGTTGTATTCAGATACACCGTACTCAGCGATGGAGATACCTCCTAGTTCAATAATTCTTGAGTCATAACTAGGGCTGAAATCAAAGCCATACTTAACTACAACGTCAGCACCGTTACCACCGATAAAGGTAAGATTAACCTTCTTAAGAATCTTTAAAGATGTTGGAGAACCAAAGTCAAAGTAGTTAGTATAGTATTTTAACTTATAAGTAGAGGTATTGTCAAGATAATTTTGATATTTTCCAATATATCCTGTTTTTCCTAACAATAAATCTTTACTACGTGTGTAGAAGAAGGATGTAGGAGTAATATTATCCCACGTTGTAGTCTTAGCAGCACCATTCTGAAGCTGTCCACGCATATCAAAGCAATAGACAACATTGGCTGTAGGTAGAGACAATAAGTAAAAAGCATTCTTATCTGAATAAACTGCTTTGATATTGGAAGCTGTTTCAAGAGATAAGTCTTTAACCAGACTATCCTTAACATTCAAGCTCAACTCACGCATTGGAGCTGATTTCTCTTGAATGGTACGCATTAGAGATTTTACACCCGTATCTGACAGGAATACAATATCACTACCTGTCTTAGCTACGGAGTCTCTAGCGAAGCAGCCAACACCTGTAATAGAGTCTGATAGAGCTATATTATTAGGATCTGTAGCATTGGCATAAATCAATATCTGTCTACGACCAAAGATAATCAAGAAGTTATTGTGTGCAGCTAAGGCAACAATTTCATCAGCGCCTGAAGGCCATACTTGAGATACATCCAAAGTACCTGAAGTACCTGTATTCAAGACATGACCAGCTAATAGATCTGAGAATTGTATAGTGCTTTTAACTGAAGTACTGTTAGCACTCCATGTACGACCATAGGCACTGATTACACAGTTATTAGACTGTGCAGTTCCTAAGTATCCTGACTTCTCAGAAATACGCCTATAGGTAGTTGTACTGACCGCAGGATCGAACACCAGTGGAGTATGTCCAGATTGATACAGATACATACATCCGTTCAATGGAGCCATCTGCCAGTTATCATCTGTAATGGTAGGAGCTGTACCACCCCCTCCATAGGTTAACTCAGTTAAGGTAGTACCTACAAGTTTAAATAACTTATTGTGTCCTGTAGCTACAATATATGAGTCACCTGCATTATCAATTAACTCACCGATACATTTAACATTGTATCCTGTTAAAGAAGACACTGTAGTGTGTGCTGGAGACCATCCTTGACGAGCACCAATACGTCCAAACTTATCAATAACACAGTTAGTAGCTACAGTGGCATAACCATTCTCAAGACTCACTGAAGAGTCCTGTAAGTTCAAGCCCATGAAGCCCGGAGCTTGTACGGTTGTTGTTAGTAGTTGTTCTGACATTTAGACTGAATCCCAAGACATCTCTTCATCATAGTGATTACGTTCAATAGCCACAGCATCTGCCATTGCAAGTCTGTATGCTTGATAGGCTTCTGAGGACAACACTCCAGAGTCTTCACCGCGCTCAGCAATAGCTTTAGAATATGCTAACATGCTAACCAAGTGAGGAGGAACTAAGATACGATCATTGTCACTAACTAGATCAGCCTGAGGAATAACTAAGTTAAACCTGATAGCATATACACCATCAGGAACTGGATAAATATCAACCTGAGTATCACCGTTAGCATCTACACCGTTAAAGTTGTAGTATGTTGGTGAACCTTTCTGCTGATCAACAATAATGAACTGTCTATTCATCCATGTTGTAGGCTTGTAGCTCATCTCAAGTCCCTTAGTCTGATTGTAAATATCAATGACACGGAAACGAGTACGAGAACCTACTAAAACATAATTAAAGATGTCAGCTGTAGTGTTAGCTGTCAAAGTATCAGACAGTGCATTCCAATCATAAGCATCTTCAATCTCACGCTTAGCATCGTTAACAAACACACCTATCATTGAAGCATAGTCTGTATCGTTAACAGAGGTTACAGTAGGCTCACGCAAGCGTCTGAGCACATTGTTCACAGCGTCTAAATACGTAGCCATTTATAGATCCTTTACTTATTCTTTTTACCGGGCTTTTTAGCCTTACCTGCCTCACTTAGGGCAATGGCAACTGCTTGGGCACGTGACTTAACTACTGGGCCTCCCTTGCCACTATGCAGAGTACCTGTCTTGTACTCGTGCATTACTTTACCCATCTTTTGCATAGCTTTAGTAGGTTTTTTCATGTTGTTATTAACTTCCGTGTAATTTATTATCAATAGCTAACCAAATAGCTCCAAAGAAAGCACCTATGACGATAAGAGGTTTAACAGCTTTAGCGATCCACTCAAGTACTTGGAAAGCTCCTGCAGCTGCATTGAAAGCCTTCACAACTTCTTGAGTGTTCTTGTCTATACTGTCTACCTTAGCTTCTACAGCCAGTAAACGATCATAGATATGCTCATGAGTAACTTCATCAGTATTCATAGCCTATTATGCAGCTGACCAAGGTGTGCCAGAGGCTTTTACAGGCGCTTTAAGCAATGCAATCTGAGCAGCCAAGGCAGACTCAGTAGCGGCTTTATCTACGCTCTCCCAGACCCAGTTAAGGACTGTTGCTTCTGTAAGATTCGCATAAGGAATGGTGGGAGTACCTTCAGCCCATGAGACTGTTGCGTAAACGGAAGCGGTATGCTCACCATCTACTGCGGTAGCTGTCCAATGTGCGGTGGTTACAAAACCATCGTCTGTGTTGCGATCAAGATTTGTGATAGACCAAGTTACTGACATGATGTTTTCCTTTTAAAGATTAGGGGTGAGATGCT